GCTTTCATCAAGCTGGTCCTTGATCTTCTTCTCCATCTTCTTAGCCGCAATCTGTGCAGGGCTAAATGTCAGGGCAGAAGGTGTTACACCTGGGCCTTCCTTCAGGCCAACCATATCCTTTAACTTGTCCTTTAAGGGGCCTAAACGGTCCATCAAGGTCCTTGCAGTAGCTCCTGGGGGTAGGGGGTTACCGTCACCCTTGTAGCCGTACAGAGAGGCTTCTACGCCCTGCGCTGCTTGTGTCTTGTCAGCAGGGTCAAAATGAACCGTGTCAGCCACCCCTTCCGGTAGGATGGTGGGTTCGACACTAATAGGGAATGAATTATTTGCGAATAGTACATCGACTATTTGTCCGTATGCAGCCAGCGTCTTAGTCTTCGTAACCTTGATAAAGACACGGGATTTTTCTGTCTCAGTGAATTGAACATCCGAACCGTAGATGCCACGATAATTGCGATAAGCTCGCATCCATCTTTCTTCATCTACTCGTCTTGCATCTTCTGCTTTATGGAATCTTTCCATAACATGATCAAGCAGAGGGCTTACATAGATCTCCTCTTGACTTGCTTCATTGACATCTTCCAAACCAATCTGGTTGGGATTTGTATTCATTTCTTCTGCCATAGTTTAATATCCAAAAGTTTTACATGCGACTTGCTGACCACTGGGTCGAGCATTATGGGGGTCATAGTCCCAGATACTAAAACGAGGTCTACTCATTACACCGTACCGCAATGCGTCATAGAGGTGGTCAAAGTTAACCTTTGTGTCAATATCCTCTGGGTTATTCTTGTCCAGAGGCAGTATAGGTAGCTGGGCAATCAGGTTTGTACAGTTGTCCATGAACAATAATCTAGGTTCTTCGGTGTCTTCATCGACTTGAAGCCTACGATGCAGTTCATTCTTACCTGCTACCCTCGAACCTGCTGATCTATCTGAAGGCCTCCACCTACAACCTTCCAATATCATCTGTTCTGCAAGGGAAGGTCCGGTGTCACCACGCTTATGCCAACAGCTTGAGTCCAGTATACCGTACTTAATGTTGCCATCGTTGGACTCTAGGTCCAATACTATCCTTGCCAAGTCCTTTGCCAGCACCTTGCTGACGTACAACTCCCTGTATACGATTAATTGTTCCTCTGGGGTGACAGCAAACCAAAGGACAGCAGAAAAACTGCCATACCCATAGTCGCAAGAACGAAACTTAACCCAGTTTTTAGGTATTTCAAAGCTTTCAGTAACATGTATCTTCCTATTAAACTCTGGAAAGGCAGCACCTTCGGCTACATCCCAGTTACCTTCCAGCAATTGCTTGCGTTGGTGCTCTGGTAATGACAACAACATGGTTTCATAGTCACCTTGCTCCGCAAGATAGGGGTTATCTGTCAGCATTGCAGGTATAAACCTACGTTTAAACAGAGGTTGCCCCTCTTTACTATGGCCTCTGGGGTACGTTAGGGTATCCCCCGACTCTATGTCCGTAGCCCAAAAGCTTTTACCGGGCTTAGATGGGTCAATAAACATCTTTTTAACCCATGCATGCCCCGGTCCACCAGGGTTTGTGGTCGCCCTCATGTAGATAGGAAGGTCTGGTGCAGTACTTCGCAGTCGTGAGCGCATATAATTCCATGCGAAGGGGGTCGCCCACTGCGTTAACTCATCAAACCCTACCCAACTAAATGCTAAACCTTGGTATCGGAGCACATCTTCGTCCCGATCTAGGTAGGAAAACCACAATCTGCCACCTTGAGGAGTCACCCATTGCATCTTTCGTTCTGACCACTTGATGCCTGGGTAGATTTTCGGGTACATCTCCTGACTTTTCCAGATCAGTTCCCGTAATTCCTCTGTTGTATGTCGTAATAACAAGCCACTAAACTGCGGATGACCCATGTAACGTAGTGGATCTGCCAGCATGGCGTAGGATTTACCTCCTCCTGCTGCTCCTCCATACAGTACTTCACGTTCTCCCGCTGCAAGAAATGCTGTCTGTGGACCAGGGTTTGGTTTGAAGACAACATTCTGTGTATCAATTCCTACATCGTCATGCTGCGACTGCTGATTCTGTTCTGTTTCCGCTAGACTCGCTACTTCCTCTATCGTTATCTCCCTTATCTCTGGGAGTGCTAACTCGTTCTGCTGCTTCGATGAGCTTTTGCGCCCTCTCGAAGCTGCGCTTGCCTTTCCTCTTTTCATATCGTTCCGCAAGCTGGATCGCCTTTTTGTACCTTGCGGCCCAGGACCAGAGGCTGGTAGCCGTTGATTGATCTTTTTGCTCACTCTTTATTCTTCGTAACAGACCGTAATGGGTTATGGATCTTCCAGTGACCTTGGTTAGCCATGCTGCAACCAACCGACTTGAGTACTGTCTTAAGTACTTTTTAGCTTTTTGTAAAGCTTCCAATTCTACAGGAATCGGATCAAGTTGTAAAGGGTTGTCTGGATTCTGCTTATAGCCAAACGGTAAATCTACGAAGTTACTTAACTTGGGTATCGGCAGAAACTCACCGGTTTCATATGCCGACTTAGGCTGGGGAAGAATCCATTTACCCGCACTCCTACGTACAGGCAGGGTCATTACTCTTCCTCTTTCTCTCTTTCTTTAGCAGGGAGAATCATCAAACCATTGGAAGCTTCAACCTGCACCTTCTCTGTCTTAGCCAAGCCAACACGATCCAGTAGATCTTTGGCTGCACTCAGCTTATCCTTTAGTCCCAACTCGGTGGGGTCAATCATGCCACTCACCAAAGACATGGCAGCACGGGGTGCATTATGGGCCATGTACATCTGGGTGCGCTCTAGGATCTCCTCCTTGATACCTTTGATGACTTCGGGTACACGAACCGAGTCGGCATAACCTGCCAACTCTTTTGCACGGCGTACATCACCCGCTGCCTCTTCAAAGAGGACATCTAAAAATTTTTGTTGTTTATCTGTAAGTTCTCTTGCCATTATGCTGATCTCCTGTAAGGTCGAACCTTCTTAGCCACTTGCTTAGGTTGGCTTACAAACTGCTTTCCTTTTTTTGTTCCTTCACGTTTAGCTGCTGTTGTGGCGGCATATTCGGATGCCGAGAGTGCTTTAATCGCCTTTGCAGGTAGGTACCTTTCACCAGTTGCCTTGGGGCCTTGTGTCGATGGGTTACCAGACTTAGTCCTCCAATCCTGCTTGGTCCATGCCACCAGATCTTTCTGGGGTTTCTTTAAAGCCACTTGTCTTCACCTTTGCTCTGTTCACACTTGTAGTGCAGAGTTCCAGGGACACCCTTTTCACCAAGCACCTTTACTACATAATCACTTTTGTTTTCTGTGTATTCTTCACAAGCCTGCTGAGTTGCATAGCTAGGCTGTTGATCATCAAAGGTTACTGCCACGCAGCCCTCAATTGGATTACAGAAAATAAATAGGGCTACCCACATAGGTCTATCCTTTGGTTAAGTTTTGTACCCGCCACCTTTGGCTTTGTAGTCTTTGGCAAGCATTTGTGCCTTTCGGGCAGACCACTGCCCAGGGGCACCACCGGAACTACCTGCTTTAATTTTTTCAAATAGCTGCTTCCTGAGTGTAGGTTTTGTATACACTCCAGCCTGATTAACCCGGGACTTAGTTGCATTCTTACCTGTCATTGAAATCGAGTGGGGTCAAAGTACTCTTCTGCTGATATGGTTACATCAAAATTGTTTGCTGTGTCTGTAAAGCATACAATCTTGTCACCTGGATGTAAAGTAATAAAATTACCATTAATAACTTGTTGTATGGTATTAGCTGCCATGTCTAAGGCATTAACTAAGTAATGGTAAGTTGTATCTTCTTGGTGATAAAACTGTATGGATACTTTCTTATTTGCTTGAGCACCTGCACTAATCAATAAAAAGTGTACGTGTGCAGAAAAATTAGGTGGGCAAGTGTACAAAACATTTCCACTTGCTCCACCAGAAGTTGCACTTACTGTTATTGATTCAGTTAGGAATTTACTTCCTAGCTGTGTTATAGGCATTTAATTATCTTTCTTTTAAACAAACTTAGTTTTTTTCTTTGGCTTGGGCTTACTCATGCCTGCCTTAGATAAGGCTATGGCAACGGCTTGCTTCTGTGGCTTGCCTGCTGCCATTTCCTTTTTGATATTTCTGGAAACGACCTTCTTACTTTTTCCTAGTTCCAGTGGCACGTTTGGCTCCTTTCTTAGGAGGCATAGCAATGGCAATCATAATGGCTGGTCCCTTAGGGGCTGCCTTCTTTTTCTTGCCCATGCCACCACGGTTCATCATACCGGGGGTCATGCTACCACCCACTTGTTGTTGTTTCTGCTGGGGTCCGTAGTTAGGGGGCATCATGTCGGTGGTTGTCCCGCCCATTGCCATCTTCTTCTTAAGACACTTGCCTGCTGCCTTGCACTTAGCAGGGGTGGGACATCCTTTACAGGGTTTGAAAGCTGCCATTGCTAGTTTCCTTTACTTGTTCCTAGATCCACCATTAGGCTTCATGGAAGCACCGCAGTTAGCCTTAGCCATACCGCCTACGTTGTACTTCTTTGTCATGCCGCCGCCCATCATCTTCTTAGCAGGCTTTGCCTTACTCATGCCACCTCTATTCATTTCCATAGAGCCACGAGAGATGCGATCAAGTTCTTCTTCTAGAGCTTTACGTTGGGCAGGCGTATAACGCTTTTCAACTTTCTCTAGATCAGTTCCTTTTTTAGGAGACTTTGCTTTAGAAGCAGCCTTCTTTGCAGGAGCTTTCTTTGCAGCCTTTTCTTCTATGTCCACAAGATCTTCAAATAAAGATGAGGTAGCCTCTTTATCCATCTTATCAACTTTTTTCTTACCTAAGAATTTTAATACTTCTTCCAGCGTTTTTTTCTTACCAGCCATTAGGAGATTCCTTTCTTAACTTTTTGGGATTTAGGGGGCATCTTTTTACTTCCACCAGGGCC